CTGGCTGGCGCTGGAGTATGGCGACTCAGCCGTGCAGGCGCTGGCGTCAACGGTGAGCTTTGCAGGGATCACCGGGGCCAAGCCGACCAGCGACGCGCTTGACATGATCCCCTGCTACAAGATTTCATCCGCTGCGGATTACACGCAATATGAGGCCGTTGATTTTGCCGCATGGTGCCAACCGACCGCCACGGTGACGATATCTGCGACGGTGTTGTCTGTGGCATGGCCTGGCGATTACAGCAACGTGGAAGCCGGGCAGTGGGGAATCATCGATTCCGAGATTGTCCGCGTTGCCAGCTTCACGTCAAGCACGGTCACGGTCGGGCGCGGGTGTCTGGACACCGTGCCCGCGGCCCACACCACCTCGGCAAACCTGTTTATCTTCGACGATATGCCGTTCTGCCCGGTGCAGTACGCCAGCGGCAACACCATCAATATGAAACTCTTACCGAGAACCGGCCTCGGCACGCTTGCAATCGGCGACGCCTCGGCGCAGTCGGCTGTCATGGCCGGAAGGGCATACAAGCCATACCCCCCGGGTAGAATGCGGATCAACGACACGCAGGAGCCTACCAGTTACGACGAAGGCGAAACCCTGACGATCGCATGGAAGCACCGCGACCGGACGGCGCAGACGGCATTGAACGTGAACACCGAGACCAACACGGATTACGGGCCTGAGTCCGGTGTGACGTACAGCATATCGGTTCAGCGGGCGGATACATCGGCGGTGCTGTACTCGGTTACGGACATCGCCGGGGCTACCGTGGACGTTACCAGCGCCAATATCGGATACACCGGGAATATCAAAGTTTACCTGTGGGCTGTACGCAGCGGCGTTGCATCGCTGTATCAGCACATGCGGGAATTTTCATACACGGAAGCGGAATAGGGGGGCGGCATGGCGGCAGGATCGACAGGTGATGAAACCTTATTTGTGGTGAAAGCGTGGGCTGTGGTGATTGTCATCCTGGGCTTATTCGGCTGGTTTGGCGTTCAGGCGATCAACCACGAAAATCGGATTACGAAAATCGAAACGCAATTTGACTACATCTCTCGGGCACTGGCGAATGTCGAAGAATTATCAAGGCAGATTCGGGATGATCAGATCCGACGCCAAGAGGAAATGTCCAGATAAGGAGGATGAATGACCCGCGATCAAATTAGAAAATGTCTGCAATCGGATGAGGGGCTTTCACTCGAAGTCTATCTGGACTCCAAAGGCATTCCCACGGCCGGCCGGGGTCATGCCTTTTTCGGGCGGGATGTTCCAAGGGTCGGCACGGTGTTCACACTCGAGCAGTGTGAGCGATGGTTTGATGCGGATATCAAACAGGCGGAGAAGGATTTTGACTCGTTCAACTTTCGTGACTTGCATCCGATAGCGCGGGGCGTGGCAGTCATGATGCTTTTCAACTTGGGCCGGTCCCGGTTCGGTGGATTCCGAAACTTGATTCTTGCCTTGCATGAACATGATTACATGCTCGCGGCCGTTGAATTGCTGGATTCCAAATATCACCGGGAAGATGTGCCGAAAAGGGCGGTGCGTTATGCCCGGATGCTGGTGGGGTGCAGATGTTGACTGACTCAGAATTTAAAACCATCGATGCGGCCGTGGAACAGATCCGGGGCGTTGTCTATCCATCGCGGGAAATGATCGATAAATTCCCGCTTCACGCTGATGAGGATATTACCTCACGCATCGCCTATGTGATCGGGCGGGTGAATCAGATCCATTATGATTATCAAAAAAACGAGCACTGGACAAAATGTAAATGTAACAAGGGGTTATGAGCCGACTGCGCCAAATGCCCAAAATCAAACGATCTCGGCGCGGGCCATACTACGGCATTGACCGGCTGGATGGGTGAACGGGAATTTTAAGCGAGAGGGGTAAATTTTGCTGATATTGGGTGACTGCATAGAGGTTTTAAAGACGCTGCCGGCTGAAAGCGTCAACTGCTGTGTGACCTCTCCGCCTTACTTCGGCTTGCGCTCATATTTGCCGGATGGGGTTAGATTGAAACATGGCGCACCCGGATGGGTAATCGAAGAACTTGAAAACATTGGGATAATGCCTATTGACTTGCAATCCTGCTTATTATAGTATCAATAAATAATAAGGAGGGTATACCATGAGAGATAGCAAGGGAAGATTCGTAAAAGGAGTAAGCGCAAGCCCGGATACACAATTTAAACCGGGGCAACATTGGCGAAAACCGCAGCTATTTAGAGATCGGGATTGGTTGATTGAAAACTATATTGAGCAACAAAGAAGCACAGGAGAGATTGCAAAAGATTTTGGCGTTACCGATGCGGCGGTTATTTTCTGGCTCCGAAAGCACAATATAAAGAGAAGAACCGTGGCTGAAGCAAGAGCAATCAAACGCTGGGGGATGATCGGCTCAGACAATCCAATGTGGAACAAGCGCGGCGAACTTAACCCTAGATGGATGGGTGGTGTAACGCCAGAGCGGCAAGCGTTTTATACAAGCGAAGAATGGCGCAATTCTTGTTCGATGGTTTGGGAGAGGGACAAGGCGACTTGCCAGAGGTGTGGGTTACGTAAAACCGATTTGCCAGACATGCCATTTCATATTCATCACATTGTTGCTTTTGCCAATGGAACACTGAGAAGCGATCCAGACAATTTAGTGCTTTTGTGTGAGGCTTGCCATCATTACGTACATTCAAGAAAGAACAAGAATAATGAATATATATCGGAAATCTGAAATTCCCAAACATTTGCAGCAATACTTTGAGCCTGCCGAGATCGGCCTCGAACCCACTCCCGGCGAATATGTCGCTAAGATGGTTGATGTATTCCGCGAGGTCAAGAGGGTGTTGAGGCAGGATGGTGTTGTCTTTTTGAATTTGGGTGACTCTTACGCAAGTATGAATCGTAGCGGGCGCAAAGAATCCCCCGGAGTAGGTGCGAAGCAGGAAATGGCGCCGGTTCATACGAAAGTCAAATGGCACGCCGGAGATGGTAGCAAGTTTCAATGGCGCATTCCGGCATTCGGTACTTATCTCAAACCCAAAGACCTAATAGGCATCCCCTGGCGCGTGGCCTTCGCCCTGCAATCGGACGGCTGGTATTTGCGATCTGACATAATTTGGGCAAAGCCCAATCCGATGCCCGAGAGCGTGAAGGACAGACCGACCAAGGCGCATGAGTATTTGTTCCTTCTGAGCAAGTCGGCGCGGTATTTCTACGATGCTGAGGCTGTGAAGGAGCCAGTGCTGCAACCAACTGGCATTCCAAAACTCACAGGACAACACAAAGCAAATGCTGGAGGGTTTACAACAAACGGCACTGGGTCTTCAACATTAGGAAGCAACCAGGGCCACCTCACCCGCAACAAACGCTCGGTCTGGACAATAGCCACAAGGCCTTTCAAGGGTGCACACTTCGCAGTAATGCCCGAAGCACTTGTTGAACCATGTATCAAGGCTGGCTGTCCTGAAGGTGGAACGGTCATTGATCCCTTTGCCGGTTCGGGGACAGTGGGAGTTGTAGCTGCCCGGTTCAATCGCCATTTCATCGGTATAGAGTTGAACCCGGATTATGTAGGCATGGCTCAGGCCCGGGTTGACAAGGCACAGGCGGCAGCAAAGCAACTTGAGTTGAGCGAGGCGGTTTAATGGACGATCTCGAACACGCCTCCCAAATAGAGGCGCAAAATTTAGCCATGAATCTGCAAATCCGAAAACCGCCCGGCCCGGTTGAAACCGGATATTGCCTCACATGCGGGGCGAAACTTCCTGCTGGCCGTCGATGGTGCGGGGCTGACTGCCGGGATGAGTGGGAGTTGAAACAATGAAAAGGAGAGAGGAAATGAAACACACATTCTTGGCGGCCACGTTGCTGATCGTGTTGGCGATGCTGGCCGGATGTTCGACAATTACAGTCGATGGCGATCTTGACCCTGCCGAGTCCGCAACGATCCGGCTGGCGGTAGGTCTATCAATGTCCGCCGAGCCTAAAACAGTGCTGCCCGCTTATGCCGTATCAACTGCACTGTTGACCATCCTTGAGGGATCTGAAACCACGCCGCTGGATACACTTGACGCGGCGATCAATGCCGAGGCCGACAAACTAAATTTAACCGACACGGAACGGGCCTCGTTCAATGAATTACTACAACTAGTAAAAGCCGAAACCATGAAGCATTTAAATTTGCCAGAGATCGACGCCGGGCAGAAATTGATTATCGTCAAAACGGTGATCCAGATCGTCCGGGAGGCTGCGCTTGCACGGATAGGGGCATGAATGCCAGTACCAAGAACGGCATTGCATGAACTGTTGACCGGCCTCCAGGGGAAACCAGACCCGGAAAAATTGGAGGCCGTCAACATGTTTTTTAATTCCCGGATTAGGTACGCCACCGACTTCGATGTGTGGGGCGTGTCGGAATACTGGGCCACGCCGGATGAGTTGCTCGACCGGGGCGCGGGTGACTGTGAAGATTTCGCGCTTGCGAAATATTTCGCATTAATAGAATCCGGCATCGATGAGGCGTTGTTGAAAATCGTCTATGCCTGGTTGCTGGCTACGGATGAGGCTCACATGGTTCTGGCCTACGATGATACCCTGATCCTTGATAACCGCATCGATGAAATTATGCCGATGGGTGGCCGATCCGATTTGCTGCCGATAATGGGCTTTAACCGGGCGGGCCTGTGGCGATATTATCGCGGTGAGTCGAAATTGCTGACATGGAAGTGGGGGAAGTTAACCCGGTGGCGGGGGTTGCTGGCGCGGGTGAAGGAGGGCGGCTCATGATCCAATTTTTCCGAAACCTGATCTTAAACGGCACGCCAGAATCAAGTATGCGTTTTGTGGCTGTCCATTCGGTGCTGCTGACATCGATCATCTGGGCGGTTGTCTGCCTCTGGCGGCTGGAGATAGTTGACATCCCTTCCGGGGTGGTGGCTTTCATCGCCGTGGCCGTTGCCGGGAAAGCCACCGAAAAGTTCGCCGAGAGGAAACCACATGACGGCTGAACTATTCGCGCCTCCTGATTACTGGCGGCTGTCTGCCATCGCCAAGGGCCGTATCTGCAACGGGTGCGGAACCAAAGGGCTGTGTGGGTATTTGATCCCTGATACTATCTGGGGGCTCAATATCACGGTTGCCTGCGACATACACGATTTTATGTATTCCACCGGGAAAACAGCCGAGGACAAAGTCGTGGCTGATCGTGTGTTCCTATATAACATGCAGCGGTTGATTGAAGCAGGATGGCAATGGAACTGGCTGAAGCGCCGGCGCTCCAATAGGGCTGAGATATATTACGACTTTGTCGATAGGCGGGGTGGCCCGGCATTCTGGAAGGGGAAAAACCAGCCGGAAGAAATGGGCGTGGCGGCATGACAAAAGATAGCGCAAATACCACCCATTATTTGTAACTTTGGCACAATCG